TGACGAAATACTATCTACAGCAGAAAAGATAGCAATGAAAAATCTGGCTAAGAAACACATGCGTACAGCCTTACTAGAAGCTATCAAAGCTCTGATAGTCACAGGTAATGCCCTACTGATGCTCTCACCTAAAGAAAACGAGAAAGCTCAAATATACTCAGTACGTGACTACGTAATCCTACGCGACATGTCAGGTGAACCTTACAACATAATTACACGCGACTCTCACGTAGTAGCAACGCTACCAACAGACATCCAAGACTTAGTACGCATGTCACAAACAAACAGAGTACTAGAGCCAGATGACACCGTAGAAATATTCACATCAATCCTACGTAACACAGATGGTCGCTTCATAGTATGGCAAGAAATTGACGCTATATTCAGAGTACCTCGTAAGATTGGTGTATACACAGCAGACACACTACCATGGATACCATTAACTTGGAACCACACGCGTGGTCACAACTATGGTACAGCCCTCGTAGAAGAATACAGTGGTGACTTCCACGCTCATAGCAGCATGGCAGAAGCTATGGTAAACCTCTCAGCTATCGTAGCAGACATCAAAGTACTAGTAGACCCTATGGGTCAAACAGACGTTGACTCACTAAACGATACAGCCTCTGGCACCTACGTATATGGCTCAGCCGATGACATCAGCTTCCTACAATTAGAAAAAGCTCAAGACATGAAGTTCCTACACGAACAGATGGTAACATACGAAAAACGTATTGGACGTGGCTTCCTATTTAGTGCAGCAGCACAACGGGATGCAGAACGCGTAACCACCGTCGAAATCCGAAGGGACGCTATGGAACTCGAAGGCTCACTAGGTGGCATCTATGGTCGCTTAGCAGAAACTCTACAGGAACCTATAGCTAAACGCGAGAGCGCAGCACTAGGCGATGAATTCAAAGACATCGAACCAACAATCATAACTGGTTTAGAATCTCTGTCAAGAAACTCAGAACTCGATGACATGCTAATGTTCATTCAAGACTTAGCCTCACTCGCTGAACTACCAGACACAGTACAAGACTGGCTTAAATTCGGTGACGTTATCATAGCACTAGGCGCAGGGCGCAGGGTAGAATACAAAAAGTTCCTAGAGACAGTAGACCAAGCAGAGAACAACCGCAAAACACGTATAGCTGAACAGCAACCCCCACCCCAACCTAACCAACAACAACCTGAGACCTTCTAATGGCAGACAACGATACCGTAAACACTACGGATAAAACTATCCAAGACCCGAACAATTCGGAAACCCAAATTGACAACCCGGATTACAAAGCACCAGTAGCACCTGCTGCCGCTGAAAAACCCTTAGACCTCAACACTGATAACACAGACGTTGTAGTTGTAGTAGGTAAAACAGGCAACGACCAAATCGACGCAGTAGGTACACTACTCGCAGACAAGAAAGTCAAAGGTGCTGACAAAATGATTGCAGAGTTCGCAAAAACAGGTGAACTAAGCATTGCAACTCAAGCCGAGCTAGTAGACTCCCTAGGAGAATCTCTAGCAGGTATGGCAATCACACAACTAACAAACGAGGCATCTAAATTAAAAGATGCTAGCACAAAATCACGTACAGATACACTAAACTACATGACAGAAGCATTCGGGGAAACAGACCCAGACGCTACTTGGAAAGCAGTTCAAGAATTTGTACGTAGCCCAGAATCTGGTTTCACACCCGACGACCGCACAGAACTGACGAAAATGCTAAAGAAGGGTGGTCTATCTGCCCGACTAGCAATCGACAACATCGTAGCCGTCCATACAGGAAACCCCAACACAACCAGCCATGCGGATTTGCTGCAAGGTGACACACTGACATCGAACAGCTTCGAACCAATCTCAGCAAAAGCCTACTCAGAAGAAGTAGGTAAACTAACTGATAAGTATGGCTACGACTCTCTAGAAGTCCGACAACTACAACAACGCCGACAACGCTCACGCAACGCTGGCTTGTAAATTAAAGTACTTTAACATTAACAACAAGGAATCATAATATATGACTATTGTAAATACATCCACAGGTGACTTAACCCGCGCAGGTCATCGCCTAGGTAACGACACAGGTGAAGTAAACCCACTACACGTAGAAGAATACGGTGGTGAAGTTGAATCACGTTTCGTAAAAACCTCATTCATGCGTACCTACGTAAAGATTAAACCAATTCGTGGTACAGATACAGTAACAAACGACCGCATCGGTAAGACCTCTTTGCAGAAAGTCGTTCCCGGCGTTCGCCCAGAATCTGGCACTGCTGAATTCGACAACATCAGCGTTAAAGTTGATACAATCGTACTGGCACGTAACAACGTAGCCCTACTCGACGACTTCCAATCTCACTATGACGTTCGTGCAGAACTCGGTCGTGACCATGGTAAAGAAATCGGTATCTTCTTCGATGAAGCATTCATCATTCAAGCAATCAAATCTGCTTTAATCACTGTCGGTACTTCTGCTGGTGACAAACCAGCTCCTGAAGGCTTCCTCGGTGGCAACAAAGTAGAACTGGCAGCAGCCGGTGACGAACTTGACCCAGACAAACTGCAACGCGGTTTAGAAGATGTATGTCAAGCAATCGAAGAAAAAGACGTTGACCTCGACGGCGGCGTTATCTTGGTTCGTCCAGCTCAGTACTATGCACTGAAGCGTAACGACAAACTGATTTCGGCAGACTACTCTATCGGCAATGGTAACTTTGCTAAGGGCACTGTAATGGAATCAAACGGTTTACCAGTCATCAAGACTAACCGTATCCCTTCAGCAGCAGTCACAGGTCACTACCTGTCTAACGCAGGCAACAACAACGCCTATGACTTAGCAGCAGCATCAGAAGAAATCGACGCAGTAGCAGTAGTAATGCTGCCACGCGCTCTATTAGCTGGTGAGACCATCCCACTGACTTCTAAAGTTTACTACCACGAGCCTGAACTACAAGGGTTCATCGACAGCTACTTAGCTTTCGCTGTAACACCAAACCGTTCAGAACACGCAGGTGTACTACTGAAGTACCGCGCATAAAATACGCGTAAGTAAGTCCTAGTTCAGCCTTGCGTTTAAAGGCACGTTAAGCACCCTAGGCAGTACCTACCTTCCCTTCGGGGCGGGTAGTTATATTTGTACCTTACTATCCCACTCACAACACAGATTGATTTCTCACTGTCTGAAGCAGAGTAGGGTACACATATAACTAACACGGAGCACATAGATGCAAAAACTACAAGCAGTAAATTACTTACTAAACATTATAGGCTCCCCACCAGTAGGAGACTTAGAAACCCTACATCCCGGAGCACAGGCATGTGTCAACAGACTAGATGAAGCCACAGAAGAAATCCAAAAATCCGGATGGTGGTTCAACACAGAATACAAATGGACATTCATACCAGATGCAACAACAGCAGAACTTGAACTTCCTACAACAACTCTAGAAGCTGACGTGACATCACGTAGAGGCGTAGTAAAACGTGGTTATAAACTATATGATGTAATCAATCATACCTACCAATTCACAGTACCAGCGACAGCAAACTTAATCGTGAAACTGGAATGGGACTACCTAGACCTCACAGTACAACAAACAATAAAGTATTTCGCAGCAGTACTACTATGTGAAATCGACTTAGAAGACCAAATAAAAGCAAATGGTCAATCCAAATTCTACACAAAGAACTTAGCGGAAATGAAGAAGACTCACTTACGCTCCCAACGCCGCAACTCCCTAAACACACCCACCTCCAGAGCACTACGAGCAGGTGTACGTCCTTACAGACAAGCAGGTGCAGCAGTAGACCCTACATATCCCGGAGGCTAAATGTCTAGAGTATCAAAAGCAATCAAGTCACTAATCTATGGAGTCTCTACAGATGACCGTAGACTACGTGACCCACGCTATTTAGCAGAACAAACAAATATGCAAACAGTAGAAGGCAGTGGCTTACACAAACGCCCACCCGGAGAACTAATTGCAGCAGGCTTGATGACTAACTTTGTAGACGATGGCATTCATCACACAATCATTAAATCCTTCCTAATAGGTGATGACACATATTACTTCACTCTACGTAGCTTAGTAGCAGACTCACAAGCTACAAAGACAATAGTAATATATGATGCAAACGGAATAGCTAAGACAACCCTAATATTTGAACCAGACTACTATGCTGGTATAACAACTAAAGACCAACTAGACATAAGAACGCAACAGGACACCGTGTTCATAACAAACAAAACACTAACCCCTGCAATGCTACCTGACTTACGGACAACTGACAAAGCCTCACTAATCCACGTGAAGCAAGCACCAGCAGACTCCTCCGTACTGACTGTATCCTTCGAAGACACAGCAGGTACATCATTTACACTTAACCTAACGTCAGGAGTAGCAATAGCAACGCGAGGCACAAACGTAATAGCCGCAAATATACGTGTAGCAATAAACGCCTCAGCAGCAGTAGGAGTAACTGCCGATTCTA